ATGGTGACATCCATCAACGAGCGATCGGTAACGCCCATCGCGTTTTTGACGTAGGTACTGACAGCGCGCACGATTTGCACCGTACTGCCGCTGACCTCGAACGGCGTCAGACCGTTACTCAGCGCATTCTCCTGCTCGGTACGTCCCGGCCACTTGTCCTGGCCGGTGATATCCAGTCCCGGCAGCGTCAGCGTGTTGAGCGGACGCGCCGGGTCGGACTCGCTGGCCATGATGGCGGCATACACGGCGGCCAGCTCGCCGTTCGGCAGCGCGGAGCCGTTGTACCAGCCCATCGTGATGCGTGCCGCGTTGACGGCGGTGGTCAGCGTCGTGCCCGTTGACAGCGTGCCGTTCCAACCGGTGACGCCGACCGCGCCGCGTTGCTCCAGCGGCCCGGAGACCTTATCCAGGTGCGTGGACAAGGTGCGCAGCGAGGCCGTGTCGGAATACGGCGAAATCACCAGGGTATGACCGGCGCTGAAGATAGCCGCCAGCGCATCATCCAGCTCAGGGTCGCCCTGGCCGCCGCTCATGGCCTTGAGCGTTGCCGTCAGCCCGGCAGCATTCACCGTGGCCGTCAAGCCGACCTGATTGCCCACGGTGCCCTTGTTGCGGGCAATCAGGGTAATTTGCTTGCCGGTCGCTTTGCCGCCGCCTTCCGCCGGAATATCTTCCACGCTTGCCGATACCGGCAATTCCTGGCGCGTATTGATGGCATCGGCCAGTGCAGTCATCACCACCTCGGCGCTGTCGCCGCTGGCGACGGAGGCTGACACGGTGACGCCGCAGACCGACAGCCGCGCCTGGCCTGTGCCGGTGGCCGTTCCCGACAATGCCAGGGAACCGGTCGCCGCCACTCCGGCAGCCGCATCCTCCAGACCGACAATCGCCAGCTGCAGGTAGCCGTTGGCATAGATTGCGGCCCTGGCCATGCGGTGCGCCTGGGAGCCGCGCCCGAAGTAGACGGCGGCCTCTTCGTCGCTGAACACATTGACCGGCGTCAACCGCTCCGCCGCAGTGGGCAGCGTGGTGCGCTGAGCCAGGATAACCAACTTCTGGTCGTTGGTGGCCAGGGCGCGGGACGCCAGCGTGGTGTTGAACCCGAAGTAAAAGCCCGGCTTGTACGTCGGGATCGGGATGGTGGCATCAATGCTCATTTAACCCCCTTTACCTTGGCTGGAAGTGCCTGTTCTGGAACGTCGGTCGCTGGTGCATCGCCTGACGGCGTGTCATTGGCCAACAGTAAATCACCCTCGCGCAAGCGGCGGCGGTAGTAAGCGGATTGCTCAACGCTGACCGCTTCGCTGTCGGTGATGTAACGGTCGGGCATCTCTTCTTTTGGCACCCGGACGCCTGTGCGGGCGATCACGTTAATCATGGTCTTTTGCCTCTGTAAAAATAATGTCTTGCGCCACCGCCGGGCCTTGGCCATCCAGGTGATACGCCAGCCCGGTGCTTTCATGCATCGGATACGGCTTATCGAGCCGCCCGCGATACCAGGCAAACGCCCGGTCGGGGTCGTCGTCGCCTTCCGGTGCAGGCCAGTGGCCGCACTCCAGCGCCTCTTCAATCCAGACCGTGTCGAACTCGCAGGAATAGGCCGACATCGCTTTTTCATTGAGCCTTGAGCTGAACAGCGACCGTACCCGGCCCGGCATCAGCGGCTCAATCGGCAAGCCCATGTCCTGGCGGGTCAGCAGGCGACGCACCGAACGGACGATGAGGTTGCAGCCCACCTCGTCAAGTCGAGGCCCACCGCGCCGCTGTGCCGCTTCCTGGCGCACGTTGTACGCCGTGACCATCACCGCAAAGCGACCCGTCACGCGAAAGCGGTTCTTGTGGGTACTGACCGGGGCGGAACTCTGTATTCCCAGGAACGTGACCCATACTGCCGGTAACGCCCGGACAATGGCCCCGACGTCGTCCAGCTCGCCGCCGTAGCTGCTGACTTCTTTCACCATCTGGCCAAGTCCTGCGCGCAGGCGTTCAATCATGGCCAGCTCGGTTTCGCTAATCATCAGTAACCCCCTCCGCCGGTAGAGCGCCGTGCCCAGGTACGCCGACCGGAAAAGAACTTCACCCCGGCAGAACTGGAGGGCACGGTGGTGCCGGTATCGTCAAAGGTGCCCAGGCTGACGCGACCCGCTGCCACGCCTTCCAGGTAGCGGATGGCGTCCCGATAACGCTCGCGGATCTCGTCACTGCAGACGCGCTCGGTGCCGGTCAGTCGGTAACGAGCAATGTCACAGGCGATCCCTTTCAGAATCGGCGGCAACTTGGGCAGCGGCAGGCGGTAGCGCCCGGCGATGTAGCCGTTGATCTCGTCGCTGGCGGCGGATAACCCGCCCGCCAGCACCTGATCGTCAATCGCACCGGTATAGGAGAGGTCAGTCAGGGAGATCACTTCCTTCTCTCCGAACCGGGTCACCATATCGTTGCGGGTGGCGTACATGGTTATTTCCCGTCGCCGGTGGAGCCGAAGGCCATCTGCCAGAAGCCGAAACCGGCCTGGCCGCGCGCTTCCGCGCCGAACTTGAACTCGCCGCGCATAAAGACGTCGTCCGCGTTCATGTCGGTCTGGGAAACGAACTCCGGCGCTTCACGCTGCTGGAAGATAAGCGGCTTCAGCGGACGCTTGGTATCCAGCAGGAACCAGGCGGTGTCCGACGTCAGGCGCGGCTCAACCAGCACCTCCGCCGTGCCCCTGTACGGGTTGGCCTTGCCGTCTTCCAGGCGATCGGCAGTCATCAGCGCGTTGGCAATGTCTTCCAGCGCAGGCGGCACCACCAACAGGTCAGGCAGGATGTTCAGCGAGCGGCCTTCTTCATCCTTCACCTTGCGCATCTGGGTGCGGGCGGCCCCATACGACGCCCTGGCAGCGGCCACGGTATCGATGGACAGCGGCTTGTTGCCCTTGTTGGAGTACAGCGCCTTGCCGACCGGGTGCTTGTCGAAGAAGAACGGCTTTTTGTCGTAGCACAGCGCGGTAAAGCCCTGGTTAAGCAGTTCAAACACGATTTCATCCGGCCACTGCTTGGCGCTGAACCCGGCGTCCTGCGCCTGAGGCGCATAGATACCCAATTGATCGTCCTTGATGTCGTTGCGCTTGACCGCCACCGTGGCTTCGAAGTCGTCGTTGATCAGGGTGTAGCCGTTGGCCTCCAGCGCCCTGACCTGCTTATCCCCAATCCATTTGCGCATCTTCGGAAAGTTGCTCAGCCAGGAATAATCGTTTGATTTGCCGGTGGACGGCACCAGGGTCGCCACCCGCTGCCATTGCGACGGAGCCGCCTCAAACGCCTTGTTAAAGGTCAGTTTAAGGTTGACGAAAATGGCCTTGACCGTCGATGCGTTAACTAACATGTGTCTTTCTCCTTAGTAGACCCAGACACCGTCGGTGTCGATCATGATGATGGTGCCCGCCTGGGAACGGGTCGCCGCCGTGGCGTCTGCCTTGGCGTCCCCGGATGCCGGGGCGCTGCCGTCGTCCGCCGTCACCGTCTGGTTATCGAGCACGCAGGCCCGTTTGCCCAGGTGCGCCTGGGTGATGCTGCCGTCGTTCTCCCAACAGAACGCCTTATGGCTGCGCACCAGGATGTACTGATCGCCGTTCTCGCCGTCGGTGTTGTCCACCGAATCATCGGAACGCCCGGCATAGATGAGGCCAGGGGCTTCTTTGCCGTTGATGGCGTAGCCTTCCGCATTGATGCAGACAATGACGCCAGCGGGGATCTTCTCCTTGGCGGCAACGGGGATCGGCGTTAACTCACCGTCGCGGTACGGGGTATTACGGTCTTGGGTGGTGGCTGCCATGGTTAAACCTCCTGTGATAACGCGGCGATGTCTTTCGGGTCATGGCCGAACACGCTGCACACCGCCAGGGCGTCAGCATCCAGCCCGGACTTGTCCAGGACATCGGTTGGCGATTTGCCGCCGGTCTGCATCGCGTTAAGCGCCGCCACCTTCGGTGCCTTGTCCAGATACGATTTGAGCGAGTCGATATCTTTATTGCCTAAAGACTTGGCCCACTCCTGCATATCGGGCAGCAGACGGCCATCGCTGAGGGCTGCCTGGATAAGCCCGTTCACTTCGCCGCCGGTCACTTTCTGGCTCAGGTCTGCCAGCTGTTGCTGCACGGCGGTGAGTACGCTCACCGGCACAAATTTGGCCGGATCGGGAACGCTGGGTGCCTGGGCTGACAGTGCCGCGATGCGCTCATCTTTCTGAGTCAGCAACTCCAGCAGGTTGACGCTGGCCGCTGCAGTGCCCTGGTTGTCCGACAGGCGGTCAATCAGCTTTTGCAGCTCGATTTTGATGTCGTCCTCTGTCGAGGACAGCGGCAGATTCAACATCCAGCGCAATTGCTCTAACAGTTCGTCCACGGTGTTCTCTCCCGTCAGTTGTTGAGAAGCCGCCGCAAGCAGCGCTTCCATATCATCCAGCGCAGGCGTATTCGTCAGCGCGGCGTTAATAAAATGCTTCACGTTGCCCTGGGCGTCGTAATTGAACAGCGGAGAAATAAAGCGATATTCCTT